CACCCACGGCGTCTCCTGTCCGAGCGGGCCTGCAGGATGTGGTCCACGGTCCAGCACGCCGCGGCGAGCGGGACGAGCGCGAGGATCACGAGCGGGGTGATCATGTGAGGTAGATGACGGCGTGCTCGGGGAGGTCGAGGCCGGGCGCATCGAGGCTGTTGACGATGATTACCTGCGCGGTGCGTCCGTCGCCGAACGTGACCACCGAGTCCGGGGCGAACGCCGCCGAATCGGCCACGCTGCAGTAGAACTGCGACGCGGACACCACCTGCTCGCCGTCCTTGGACCGGATGAGCTGCGTCTTCCCGTCCAAGTACCCATTCACGGTCTGCGAAGGCCCGTACACGTCGCCCGCAGCGCCGGTCCCGAGCTTCGGCTTCACAGCCACGCTGTGGACGTAGAAGTCGGCGACACCGGTCACTCGTCGTCACCCCTGCGCACCCACGTGCCGCCGGAGATCTTCGCGGCGACGTCCAGCATCCCGAGCTTCACCATCCCGGTCGTCTGCGGGGTCGACCCGATCGTGATCGCGTCCCAGAGCCGCCCGTCGTCGTCGGTCCGCACGGTGCGCATGAGGACGACGACGTCGGTGGCGATCTCGTCCGGGTCGAGATCCTCGAGCTCGATCTCCATGTCGTGCACGGTGACCTTCATCAGCCGACCACCCACGGGCCCGTCATCTGCAGGTTCGCGTCCTGCAGGATCCGGTACGCCTCGTCGCACAGACTGGTCGCCGCGTCGACCTTGGCCTGCCACGCGGCGAGGGACCCGGCGCCGGAGGTGTCGTAACCGAGCCGGGCGGAGCCGATGGCCTTCTGGTTCAGTACGCCCTGCTGGGCGAGCGGGGCGGACGGGTCGATCCCGGCCGCCGCCCAGAACGCGACCTGGCAGCATGTGGCGTCGTTGAACGCCTGCTTCACGGCCGTGTCCGTGGGGAGACCGGTGCCGTCGACCGCGTAGTAGCACACCTTCGTGGCGTCCCTGACGAGCAGGGACGCGGATCGCAGCAGGGCGGCGGCGTTGGCCGGGGCCGCCTGCTGCGTCCATTCCGCGAGGTCAGCCGCGGTCGCGTAGATCAGGACGGCCACCGGTCACCACACCCCTTCGGTCCTAGGCTTCCGGGTCGTCATCGGCCGGCTTGGTCCCGCGGGAGCGGGCGACGCCTTGGCCGCGCCGGAACTTCTTGATCGCTTCCTCGCGCTGCACGGCGCGGGCGATCTCGTCGTCGGTGAACACGATCCGGTCGTCCCACTCGCCGAACAGCTGCGGGTTTGCCTCGCGCGCTTCCTTCTCGGTCACGAGCGCCCAGCCGGGCAGCGGGTACCGCTTGCCGGTGTCCTGCGACTGCTGGGTGAGGTAGTGCTCGTAGTGGGCGCGGGTCACGGAGTGGACCATGCCGAGCTCGTTCTTGACGTAGACCGTCTCGGTGGGGTCGAAGTCGGCGCTCATTCGGCGTCATCCTCCGGATCTGCTGCGGGCGCGGGTGCCTCGCCGTTCACGGGCTGCACGGGCGCTGTGGGGATCTCGACGGTCGGGTCGACCTCGATGGGAACCGCGACCGGGTTGCCGTCCTCGTCGGTGCCGTTGTCGTGATCCTTCGCGGCCTCAACGGCCGGGTCCGGCTCGCCGAACAGGTGACCGATCAGGGCCTTCGCCTCATCCTCGAGCACCTCGAACCAGTTCTCGTCCTTCTTGCCCCACTCGGCGGGGGCCTCGAAGTCGTCCGGCACCGAGTGGATGCCGCCGTCAGGGTTCTTCACGTACTTCGCCACAGCTGGTGCTCCTTCATCGTGTGAGTGGTGTGTGAGTGGTAAAGCCTTTGGGCTGGGTGCGGGGCGCGGCGTCAAACACCGCACCCCACACCGTCACGCCGCGTTGGGCAACGCGGTCACGAAAGAGCCACAAGGCCCTTCTCGTCGCGGAGCTTCGCGACGCCGTACAGGATGTCCATCGTGACCTGCACGCCGAGCTGCGCCTTGTCGTAGCCCATGGTCACGCGGAGCACGAGGCCCGACTGCGGGTCCTGGATCACGTGCTGCTCCACACCGGAGCCCGCGGGGGCCTCGGGCAGCGCACGGGAGGCGAGGATGATCGCGCCCGGGTCGAACGCGAGGTTCTTCGTCGAGTTCGGGGTGCCCGCCACGACCGGGACGAGCTGCGACTCGTGGAGGCGCAGACCGTAGATCGAGGGCAGCTGGCCCGTGGTTACGACCCCGTCGCGGGAGTCGTTGTACGCGAAGAAGTTCGCGAGCGTGGAGTCCGCCTGCAGCGACACGACGTCCTTGGTGGACAGGAGGAGGTGCCGGTTGCCCTTGGCGACCTTCTTGTCCGTCATGGTCTTCGCGATCGTGCGGAGCGTCGCCGCCGTGAGGTCGGTGCCGGACGTGCCGACCGACGTCGAGAACGACGAGTAGGTGGCGATGAGGTCCGTCTCGACCTGCTCGGCGAGAGCGACCGTCTGCCCCTGGATGTAGGAGCGCATGAGGACCGGGTTGGCCTGCGCACGGGTGAAGTCCTCCACGAGGAACGAGGCCTCGTAGTGCTTGTTCAGCGACACGGTCGTGTCGGTGCCCGTGGGGGTCTGCAGGGTGACCGCGGTGTTGGTCGCCTTCGCGTTCGCGATGAACGTGCCCGGGTAGGGGATGTGGAGGGTCTGGCCGACCTGGAAGGTCGCCACGTCGGAGTCCTTCGTCACCAGAGGTGCGAGGACGATGTTGGAGCGGAGGATTTCGAGGGCCTCGTTGGCCCAGATCGCCGGGAGGAAGCCGGTCCCGACGGTGGAGTTCGTGACGTTGGTCACTGTGGTGCCTTTCTAGGCGTTAGCGGATTCGCCCCTCGCGCTGGGCAGCCCAGATGTCTTCCCGGTTCTTCATGTAGAAGTCGTGGTCCGCGAGTTGCTCTTTGGTGTAGGTGCGCGGTGTCGTCTGGCCTCCGGGGCCGAGGTCCGCTCCGCCTTGGGGCGCCGCCGGGGTCGCCTTGAAGCGGGTGTTGCCGGATGTGACTTCGCCGACGAGCGCGTCGAGCGCTGCGGTGTCGGTTGGGTCGATCTGGCTTGCCCGGGCCATGAAGGTCCGGGAGTCGAGGAGTTCGTCGGCGTTGAGCCGGCGGGCGTTGGCGGCCTTGTAGATCGCGAGCTCGCGCTGCGAGCCGAGGGCCGCCTGCTGGGATGCGGTGAGCTGTTCGGTGAGCTTGGCGGGGTCGGGCGGGGTGTCGTCCTGCACGAGCCCGAGGGCTTTGCCGAGCTTGGTTGTGAGGTCTTTGATGGCGTCGTCGGCCGCGGTCTTCGCCTGTGTGCGGTATTTCGCGGCTTCGGCGTTGGCTTTGGTGATGGAGTCCCGCGCCCATTGGGGGAGGTCGTCGGCGGTCTTGGCGGCCGGTTCGCCCTCGGTGGTCGGCGTGGCCGGCTCGGCGGCGGCGGGGGCCTGCGGCTCCGCGGCCGTCGGGGCGGCGGGGGTAGCTGCCGGGGCCGTGGTCGGCTCGGTGGTGGCCGTGGCATCCGGGGCTGCATGCGTGGGCTCGGCGGGGGTGGTGCTCATTCGGGTGTCCTCCTGGGACTGTGTGAGTGTGGGCAGTGCTCGGTCAGGCGAAGTGCGCTGAGGCGGTGACGGTGAAGGATGGGGTGGTGCCCGTGACGGTCCACGCGACCCGGTAGTAGGGGGCCTTGATCGTGAAGGCGGCCGCGGTGCCGCCGACGGCGGTGACGGCGCTGAGCGCGTCGACGGGGTTCGCGTCGACGAAGTTCGTCCCGTCGTCGGACCACTGCACCTTCGCGGTGAGCGACGGCGACGTGCCCGACACGGCCGTCGCGCGGACGACGACGCCGAGGGTGTTCCCGATGACCGTCGGGACCTGCTGCGCGGTCGAGTTGCCGGAGGCGGTGATGACCTGCGCTGCGGCGTGCTTGTGTACGGCGCTCATGGCTGCTCCTGCTTGAATCCGAGGTTGGGGCGCTCCCGGTCGGGGCGGCGGTTGAGCCCGGTCTGGGCGACGTGGGCGCGGATCACGGTCTGGTTCTGCCGGATGCGGCGGAACGCGGCGGCCTGATCGGCGGGGGTGAGGGCGTTGGCGTGCTGCGCCTTCGCCGCCCGGACGTTCCGCTCGAGAGCCCTCAGCCGCTGGGTGGCCTGGTACTGGGCTTCGTCGGCGTCGGTCCACGTGGAGGCGCGGAGGACGGTGCGGCCGGGCAGGTACGCGACGAGGGTGTGCTTGCAGTTCGGATGGAACAGCCCCGCGGCGGTGGCTTCGGCGATGGTCGCGGCGACGTCGAACACGACCCCGTCCTGACTGAATGTGCCGGCGCCGGTGTCGGCGAGCACCTTCCCCTGCCATGGGGCGCACAGCGGGCACGGGCGGCCGGTGTCGGACACCGTGAACCAGTGGACGCCCATGAGGGTCATCCGCTCGTGCTGGGAGTCCCGGTACGCGCGGGCGGTGGCGGTGCGGACGGCCATCTCCGTGTACGAGGAGAGCGTCCAGTTCCGGCCGGCCGCGTCGGTGTACCCGGTGATGCCCTGCCCCATGAGCTTCTGCCACGCGAACTGCTGCGCCGCCTTGGGGACGAGGTCCCCGGCGGCCTGCCGGGCTGCGGCCTCGGCGACCGCCGCACGGTAGGCGTCGTCCGCGAACCGGGTGATCCGCTCCGCCGCCGCCGTGAGGCTGTCCGTGAGGTCGCGGGCGATCTGGGCGACGCTGTTGGGCTGGTGCGCCGGGACAGTCGCCCATCCCGGCAGGTGAGGGACAGCGGCGCCCCCAGCCGCGGACGCCGCGCCCAAGACCGACTGCGCGAGGGCTGGGGCCTTCGCCGCGACCCGACGGGCCACCGCCGACGCCTCCAACTGGAGGCGCCCCGGCAGCAGCCACATCAGGGCTGGGTCATCGAGCGCCGCCCTGACTAGAGCCGTCGCCCTCGCTTGCAGCTCCTGCTGCGCCGTCCCGTACAGCAGCGCCGTCTGGGCCGCCGCTGCTGCCGTCACCGCGTCCAGGCTCGCCGCCCGGCCCGTCGCCTGCGCCGCCTGGTTCGCCTGCTGCAAAGTCCGCTCCCGTCAGGCTTGTCGGGTCCGGCAGCGTGGGTGTGGTCTCGGCCTTGATGCGGGCGACTTCCGCGTCGATCTGGTCTTGCTCCCAGTCGGGGTTGAGCATCTGCACGAGGGTTTCCGTGGATGCGGCCTCGGCTGCGCGGAGCAGCTGCAGTGTCTGCGCGACCGCGTCGATCGACGGGGCCGCGGCGTCCGGGAACTGCACCTCGGGCATCTGCCCGGACCGTCCCGGCCCGTCGAACACGTACTCGTCGACGTCGAGCATCGCCGCGACGAGGTGCCGCAGCTGCGGCTTCGCGTACAGGATCTTCGACCCGCGGGTGAGGGAGGTGATCTTCTCCCGCGCTTGCACCTCGGTTGCGGTGATCGTGCGGACGGAGTCGGTGGAGATCCCGAACGTGGCGGGCGCGTACCCGCATGCGGTGAAGATCTGGACGAGGATGTCCTTCGCGGTGGACTGGTGCTCCTGCCACCGGATGGTGAACTGCTGCGCCTCGATGAGCGACTGCATCGGGGTTCCTCCGGCGCTCGACCCGAACCCGCCGGGCGGGTTCTTCACCGGCACGAGGACTTCCCGGTCCGCGTCGAACGTGGCGCCCTGCCCGGGGAGCCCGACGTCGAGCACGTCGCGGGACACGAAGATCCGCGACTTCGCGACCCGGATGTCACGCATCCACGACGTGTAGACCTCGTCGAGCGCGTCGAACATGTCCTCGACGCCCTCATAGTCGGAGCGGCCGAAGTTCGACGCGATCGGGTCCTTGCGGCGCTTCCGGGTGGGCTTCACGTTCGGGATGTACACGGCGGTGAGGAGCTCGGAGCCCGTCTCGACCGTGGATTCCTCGGACACGATGTCCGCGAGCCCAGCCGTCGCCGGGTGCTCCGTGAGCGGCACCCGCGTGCCGAGCTGGTCCTTGTTGACCGCGAGGTACAGGCCCCATTCGATGGTGCCGGGCTCGTGCCGCTCGAGGAGCCGGTACTGGCCGTTCGTCCCATCCACTGGGGCGAGGTCCGACCAAAACGTGACCCCGACAAGCCGGGTGAACCGGAAGTCTGGGACAGCGGCGTCCGGGGCGACGGCGGTGATGAACGGCCGGTCCGGGACGATCGACCGGTCCCACGTGACCCGCAGGTACGACCCGCCCAGCGCGGACCCGAGCTCCCCGCCTTCGAGGAACGACGCGTGCGCGGAGTCGTCGAGGAGGTCGGTGAGCCGGCTGTTCGCGGCCTTCCGCTTCCCGTCCGGGAGCTTCGGGGCGTCGCCGTCCTCGTCCAAGTCGGCGAGCTCGACCTTCGGCATCTCCCCGTAGAGGATCTGCGAGGACATGCGGGAGATCTCCGACGGGATCGGCACGTGCAGCTTCACGGGCCGCTGCGACTGCTGCCCGGGCACGGGGGTGCCCATGAAGAACCGCTTCGCCTGACCCCAGAACCCTGCGGTGCGCACAGCCTGCGTGGTGGCGTAGTGCATTTCGAGGGAGTCGACGTCGCCGGAGTACCAGGCGTCGTTGACTTCCATGTCCTGGTAGGCGTGCTGGTACGCGGGTGGGGGCCATTCCATGCCGGAGCCGGATGCGGGAAGCGGCACGCGCTCCACCCCCTGTTCTTATGCGGCGGTTATCAGCTCGGACCAGAGGGTTTCGGTGGTGGTGATGGCGTACCGGGCGGCGTCCATGTAGTCGTCGGCGACCTTCACGGGCTGGTCCTTGCCCTGCAGCTTGGCCTTGTCGTCCCACGAGTAGCCGGTGACTTCGCGGATGAACCCGCGGCACCGGTCCGAGACGAGGAGCGACCCGTTGCCTAGCAGCGACGCGACCGTCTTGATGCCGTACTCGACGGCCTTGTCGGCCGGGATGAGGTTCTGCACCCCGTCCTTGTACAGCTGTGTGCGGAACGACAGGCCGGCGTGGTCGTACACGAGGTACTCGGGCTGCAGGTGCTGGGTTGGGTGGTGCTTGGTGTCGAGCCAGCCGCGCAGCTGCCGGGACAGTTCCGCGTCGGTGAGGAGGTGCCCGTCCGGGGTGCCCCATTCGTCCACGAGGTACAGGCGGCGGCGGGTCTTGCGGCCGTACTCGTCGTAGTCGGGGGCGACGCCGAGGAGCAGGGCGGTTGTGGGGTGGTTCGTGCCGTAGTCCACGCCGACGGCGAGGAACCGTTCGAACCGGGGCAGTTCCGCCCACGGCACGACGTGCTTCTCCGGGTCCCACATGGAGTAGATCGCGCCTTCGGCGGCGACCCATTCGCCTTGGATGAACCGCCGGAACCAGAGCCCGGTGAACTCTTTGCGTTTGGCGGCCTTGTAGTCCTCGGTGAGGGACGGGTTGTCGTCCATGGTGAAGCGCCAGTGCGCCCACCTGCGGACCGGGTTGCCGTCGTCGTCGCGGTTGAGCTCGGCGAGCCGGTCGAGGAACTTGACTTTGAACCAGTGCGCCGGGTTGTCGGGGTTCGTGGACCCGAACAGCTTCGCGCCGGCCACGGACATGCGCCCGAGGAGCTGGGTGAAGAACTCCTCGGCGAGGACGGTGATCTCGTCCACGTAGGCGCCGGCGACGGTCATGCCGCGGATGACCTTCTCGGCCTTCGCGTCGGACGCGCCGATGAGGTGCACGAGGCGGCCCATGATCTTCACGGTGGGGGCGCCGACGTTCCCGATGACCTGGGATGCCATGGGGCCGAACAGGGCGGGGTCCTGCATGGGGGAGACTAGGTTGCGCCAGATGGAGTCGCGGGTGCGGCCGATCATGACGAGTTCCCCGCCGCGGGGGGCGCGGGCGACGAAGATGAACCAGCGGAGCAGGGTGACGAACGTCTTCCCGCCGCGGATCGACCCGTCGCACACGTTGACCTGCGCGGTGGAGTTCTGCAGGAAGTCGAGCTGTTTGGGGGAGAGGGCGGTAGCCACGGCCTCACCGCCTCAGTCGGTCCAGAACCTCCCAGTGCGGTATCGCGGTTCAGGTTCGATGCCGCGCTTGAGGAGGTTGCGGCCGCGACGGCGGGTTTCGCGGGAGCCTAGCCATTCGGAGCCGAAGAAGACTCGGGGCCGTTTACGGCTCATTCGGGTGCCTCCGGGGGTAGGCCGAGGGACCGGGCGAGGGCCTCGACGACGGAGATCGCGGCGTCGCGGCCGGTGTCGTCGGTGGGGGCGAGGTTCTTGAGGGAGGACGCGGCTGAGGCGATCGCGGACTGTTCGTCGCGTTTGTCGGTGGAGGGGACGAAGTCGAGGGTGGTGACCTTCTCGGACCCGCCAGCGCCCTTGAGCTTGGTCTTCCACGCGGTGCCGCGCATCCCGGCGATGAACTGGGTCTGCAGGAGTTCGAGGATCTCGAGCTGGCGTGCGTGGGCGGCGAGGGTGCGCTGCTTGACGGTGAGCGCCGCGGATTCGGCCATGACTGAGGCGGTGCCGGGCGGGAAGGTGAGGCCTTCGTTCTTGCAGTAGTTCGTGACGGAACCGTTGGAGCGGCCGACGCGGCGGGCGATCTCGTTGCGGGAGAGGCCTTCGGCGTGGAGGTCCCGGATCTGCTGCTTCTCCTCCGGGGAGAGCGGCTTGGGCTGCGGCATGGTGCCCTCCTGGGGCTGTATGCGCGGGGAAAGAGAATGGGAGCCCCCTACGGGACTCCCATCATGACTATTGACATGTTGACACGGTTACCGGTACATAGCAAGCACCACGGGGCGGCGTGTCATGTCACGCTTACCAGAGCGTGTCCTTCACCTCGTTCGAGCCGTCGGGCCCGTAGTCGGATTCGTCGAGGTCCCACGCGTCCCCGGTGCGCTGGTCGGTAACGGCGTCGTGCCCGCAATGGCGGCACCGTGAGGCGAACAGGTCGTACACGGGCCACGCTGGGACCCAGACCTCGCGCTCGTAGGTTCGGCCGCTCTTGAGCTTCCGGGTCTCGGTGCTGCGGACCATTTCGCCTTCGGGCGGTAGGCGCTTCCCCATGGCGTGCATGGATTCGTCCACCGTGCCGCACTTCCCGCACACGAGCTGATCCGCGGGCGCGTGGTAGGCGATCGTGGTCCGGTCGAGCCGCCAGGCGGTCCACTCGACGGGCACGCCGTCCCACTTCGGCGGGAGCGGGCGGATTCGGTGCAGCGGCAGCGGCTCGACGGTCACGGCGCCTGGACCAGCACGTCGGTGTCCTTGAGTCGTCCGGGGACCCAGCCGTAGAACCCACAGTCGGGGCATCGGCGGTTGGTCCATCGGCGGCCGATGCGGGACATGGCGACCTCGTGGGCGTCGACGTAGCCCGCGGGGAGCGGCCAGTCGTGCAGAGCGTTGGGGCATTCGTCGCGCGGCCCGGGGCGAAGGTCTCCGCCGCATATGAAGATCGGTTTAGCCCTCGGCATCGATCGTCCTGCACCGTTCGATCCACGCCTCTTCAGTCTCGGCGTACACGTACTCGCACTTCGGCTGCGGCGGGGTAAGCTCGGGCCCGTACTCGGGGCCGCCGCCATCGAAGTAGGGCGAGTGCTCGAGGATCGCCCACGCGGCCTCCGCCTCGGCGTACGCGGCGAGCTCCTCGGCGGTCGGCGGCGTCTCGACGACCCGCTCGACCTTGCGACGGTAGCGCTCATCGCCGAGGGCCTTGTAAGTGTATCGGCCTTTCTCGCCCGCCCATGGGATGGCGATCGTCGGCTGGGCGCGGAGGTGCGCGAGAACGTCCCGGTGCCAGACGTTCGGCAGGAACCCGCTCACGACAGCTCCCCGAATATGTCGCCTCGGACGATGTCCCTGACGTCAGTGGTTCGGAGATTGGCTTGCCGGTCGAGCTGTCCGGTGAGCACACGCCAGACCTCGGTATGCGCTGCGACGGTCCCGATGGATTCCATCAGCGTGGCGACGGTTTCGAGCTCGTGCTCGGCGGCGGCGACGGACAGGACCAGACGATGTCGGGGCGCGGTCTCGGGAAAGTGCTCAAGGCATTCCGGGTTCGGTTCCAGCGTCGAGCCGGGCTCGACCGCTCCGTAGTGGGTGGTCCAGTACTGGTGCGGGACCTCGAAGCAGGTGCACTCAGGCATCCTCTTGTTCCTCTCTGAGTGTTTCGATGACGCCGTCGGGGATGTGGTAGCCGGCGGCTTTGAGCCATTCGAGGCGGTCGGCGCACTTCCCGGGGGTTTCGTCGGAGTAGCCGGCACCGAGCTTCACGTGGGTGATCCAACCGGCCTTGGATTCGTATACGTAGACGTCCGACTTGCCGTCGTCGGAGGACCAGCGGCAGTAGCTCATGGTTTCTTCCTCAGCATGGACACGAGGGCGGGGCTGACGCCGAGGGCCCGAGCGAGTTCGACGCCGGTCGCCTCGGGGTGGTTGCGGATGAACTCCGCCTGGCGCCGCTCCGCGAGTTCGAGGGCGGCTTTCACGGTGGCGCGGGACGCCTTCGCCGCCTTCGACTTGCACGCGGACAGGGGGAAGTGGTGGTGCAGGCCGCCGCGGAAGAACTCCACAGCCGCCCGGATGCGTGCCGCCTCCGTGGCGAGGTCCGGGGTCACGCCGACTCCACATTGTGCGTGAACAGACGATTGCGGAGGTCTGCGGCTGCATGTGCGGCTTCATCGAAAGTCGCGAAGTAATCCACCGTGGCGGTCCATGCCGTTGTGCTTCACTTGCACGGCCCACTTGTGCCGATCCGCGCGCCAATAAACGCCTCGGGCTCCGGAGGTGTTGTTCGCTTGACCCCGACAGTCTTGGTTCTCTTTGTTCTGCTTGTTGGAGGCAAGACGAAGGTGGTCTGGCCTTACGCACGATCGTTTGCGGCAGATGTGGTCGATCTGCATGCCATCAGGAATCTCTCCATGGGAGAGTTCCCAAGCGATACGATGGGCGCCGCGGTGCTTGCCACTATCCCAGAAGTTCCCGTAACCCTCAGAGTTCAACGCACCGCGCCAGAGCCAGCACCCATCGGTCTTCTCCACCTTGGACCAGAAGCGCTCCTGCAGCTTCGCGATCCCCTCGGCGCGGATCATTCGGCTTTCCCTTCGAGAGTGGCGAGGAACGCCTGGACCCGCTCTTGTTCCTTCTCGGTTAGTCCCTCGGGCTCCGCTGGCTTGGGCTCGCCGTCGCCGATGAAGTTGTCGAGGTCGCGCGTGCCGAGTGGGTTGCGGCGGCCTTGGTGCTCGGCGTTGGCGGCGCTGGTCTGCTGGATCTGGAAGTCGATCGGCAGGCCTGTCGCGCTGGCGAGGTACTGGCCGATTGCGATCCCGAGGAACCGGATGCCAGCCATGCCTACGGCGTCCTTTAGCCTCTGGTATCTGCCGTCCGAGAGCATGAGCCGAACGTCGGTGTCGCGCGCGCCGGCGGACTTCTCGCCGCTCATGGTACTGCCCACGAGGTACAGCCCGGACAGGCCTGTCTCGTCGTCGTAGCAGAACGCGCGGCGGATCGGCCACGCCGCATTGTCGAGCAGGAACATCTGGCGCGGGCTAAGCATCACGCCTCCCCATCGAGCAGGCGGTGGTCGGTGAAGTTGGCCATGACGCCCTCTGGCTTCCAGTCTTCGGCGGTGTGCTCAGAGCGCCAGAAGTGGTTCGTGCCGTCCGTCCAGAGCGTGAGCACGTCGGCATAGCCGAGAACATCGCGCTTCGCCTCGATCCGGGCCGGGACCTCGGTGGGCAGTTCGAACGGCTTGGGCGTGGTCAGGGCGGAGCGGACATCCGCGACGGCGCGCTTCCACCCGCAGGAGAACGGCGTCTCCCCGCAGGGCTCCGGGTGATTCCCTACAGCTGCCTTGACCCGCTCGATGGTGGCCTCAGCCTCCACGAGCTTGGCCTTGAGTTCGTCTGCGGCGCGTTCGGCCGCAACCACGTCCTCCTTGTCCGCGGCTCCGAACGCGTCCAGCAGCTCGGCGGTGACGTACACGTCGGCCGGGTCGATCTCGATGTAGTGCTCGCCCGTGCCGCACCGGGACTTGAACGCCGCTGTCGGCTTGAGGTGGATCTTCACTCTGACTCCTCGTCGTAGTGCGGGTGGGTGGCGAAGCGGGTGAGTGTGGTCATCTGGTCGAGGGCGTTGTCGCGATCCTCGGCCTCCGTCTTGCGGGCTTCGGCCTCCGTTTTGCGGGGGCGTCCGGGCCCGCGGGAGGCGACCTTGAGCCGGTAGATGCGGGTGGTGGCGGCGTGGACCTCGGCGGCGAGCTCGGCGTCCATGAGGCGCTTCTCGGTACGGTCGAGATGGTAGTCAGCGCAACCGAGCCCCTTGATGTAGAGGCCGTGGCCGCCTTCCGTCTGGGGAAAGATCCTCAGTTCCAGGGGCTTAGGCATTGGCGAGCTCCAGCAGCACGTCGGCGTGGCACGGCTGGTCGAGCGGGCACCAGCACGCGAGGTTCTTCCCGCGAAGCTCGCCAGCGTCGAGTCCGGCGCAGATCGTGAGCACCGCTTGGAAGTTGCCCGGGGTCCAGTAGCCCGAGTCGGGGCCATGCTTCACGAGGCTGCGGAATGCCGCTGTCAATTCGCCCCGCACCTCAGCGTCAGACCATCGCTCGACGCCGGACTCGGCCTCATATTCCCGATACGCCTTCATCGTGAGCGGATTGCCCCACTTGCTCGGCCGCCCGACGTAGACGGTGTTCTCGGGCATGCGCCAGCCCTTCGTGCGGCGGCGCTGGATACGCTTAGGCATTGGCGAGCTCCTTCGCCGTGTAGCCCTTGCCATTGCAGGCTGGGCAGAAGTCCGCCCCTCGGTAGCAGTTCTCAGCTCGGCAGCGGCCGCCCGAGCGCCGCCCGGTGCCCTTGCACTTGGCGCATTCGGTACCGCGACCGGAGCCATCGCAGACGACGCACGCGACCCCGTCGTCCAGCACCCGCTTCATTGCCCGGTATGTCAGCGGGGCGATGTGGTCGGTCCGCGTGGCCATTTCGTGGCGGAGGAGCTTGGCGAGGTTGTCCCACTCGGGCAGCAGGCGGTCCCACTGGATCGAGCGGCCAGCCATGCGGGTGCGCAGGTCAGCCGTGCTCAGCCGTGCGCGCTCGCAGTAGTTGATGCAGCGGAGCAGGTCGGCGGGGTCCCACGGGTGGTGACTTCCTCCGCCAGCGATCGCCTGCGCTGACAGGCCCATGGAATGAGGTCCGCCGAACATCACTCGTCGCCGCCGTACCGGAGGTTGTACCCGGCCGATTGTGGGTCCCATTCGGTGATGGTGACGGTGGCCCCGGCTTTGCGGAGGCCGTTGCGGATCGCTTCGGCGACGTCGTCCTCTTCGGCGAAGTACTCGACCGTGGAGTCGTCGAACTCCGCCTCGATCCGGTACGCGCCCTTGTTCTCGGCGTGGTCGAGCCCGTCGGGGTGCAGCATGGTCAGTTCCCCTTCCGTGCTTTGCGGACCCTCGCGGTGAGGGTTTGGGCGAGCGCCGACGCTGAGGAGCGGTCCCCGTCGAGGACGGCCGCGGCCAACGATTCGGCGAGGTCCAACAGTTCGGCCTGTTCGCGGGTCATGACTCCGCCTTCGCAAGGGCGGCGTCCCACTCGGCGACGAGGCCGAGCTTGGCGTAGGCGTGGCGCATCTGAATGCGCCCGTACCACCCGTACTCGACGTCATCCAGTTCCTCGGCTGCCATCCGACCGAATGCGAGGAACAGCCACGCGCGGGCGTGCTCTGTGTTGCGGCTCGCGGAGAGCCCGCGCTCGTCGACGATCTTGCCAATGGCGAAGTCCATATAGCTTCGCGCGGCGGCGGCTACGTCGGTGGTGCGGGCTTCGCTCTCCCACTGTTCGCGGGTTATCTCGGAGTCTTCACTAAGGAAGGGCTGGGCGTGCTCCCAGTCGAGGGCTTTGACCAGGTCTGTGGCGTAGGCGCCGAAGAAGTTATGGCCGGCACTCTTCGCTGCCTCGATCTCGTCGAGGATGTCTTGTGTGGATGCGGCTACTGGAATCGTGGTCATCGTTCAGTCCTCCACCCAGGTCACGGTCACGGTGCCGAGGTCGTTGTCCTTGTAGACGAACACGTGGGCCCGGTTCTCTGGTCGTTCTTGTTTTTCCCGGTCGATGCGCCGTTGGGCGCCTTCGAGGAAGGCGCCGGCGCGGGTGACGGCGAGGAGCCGCATGGAGCCGGGCCCGCCGGTCTGGGTGGCCATGTCGCGGGTCGCTTCGGTGATGTCGGCGTCGCGGGTGGCGAGGATGTCGAAGGCGGCCTTGCCGGGCTGCGTCTCCGTGTAGAGGGTGGCGATCATTGGGGGCTCCTCGTGATGGTGGTGCAATGCATCTAGGGTAACGCTGTTAGGGGAACGATTGGAAGAGTTCCGGGCGGCTTTCTGACTCGTGGCGCTTGACGGCGTCAAGCCGCAAGAGTCGGCCTGCTCAGTGCACGTAGAAGCCGCCATGCTCGGCCGCCTTGGTCAGGTAGTCGATCCAACGGCCCCAGTAGTCGGTCTCGATGGTCTCGCGCGCCTTCTGTGACAGCTCCGTGGTGCGGTCCGCGTATGCCGCGAGGGCGGCGCGGATCTCGTCCGGGGTGACCTGCCAGCCGTCGTTCGAGCCGAACTTATGGTCGGGGATCGTCGGGGGCTCGGATGGGTCGTGGTAGGAGACGATCGGGGCCTTCTCGCGGTCGTACTTGGCCTCAGCCTCGTCGTCGGGCAGCTCGTCGTCCCAGCGCGGCCACGGTGTGATCTGGTCGCCGGAGACTGATGGGGAGTGGAGCATCCCGAGCTCGTACATGACCTCGGCGTACTTACCCATGCCCCAGACGTTGAGCCGGAAGTATTCGGGCCTGTCGAGCGCGTCTGCGGCGTTGTGGAGCTTCCAGTACTCGGTCTCGCGCGCCTCGTGGTCGTCGGGCAGTGGGGTCTTGTCCTTGACCCGCGCTCGCGTATCGGCCATGAGCGTCTCCCCGATGGCTGATGCCTTCTCGCGGAGTTCCTTGGCCTTCGCCTGGTCCTCAGCGCTGACTTCCGGCTTGGTGGCCATCCGCATGTCATAGCCCATTGGTTGCTCCTCGCATTGGGTCTTTTGTCCTCTGGCGTTTGACGCCTGATGAGACCATACTAACGAGCAACCGACCCCAGCCGTGGTGGTCGTCACAACAGTCCACCTATTGAACCTAAACCCTAGTGGCATTACCATAGATGGACAGCCAGAGGAGCGCAGCAGACATGATGAACCGCACCATCGCCCACGAACACCGCACCCACCCCCACACCATCGGCACCACAGCATCCGGGTTCATCGGCGCTGGCGGCACCGCCACCTTCCGCTGGGACGGCGAACTCTGGCGCCCCGAAGGCCGCACCGACGCCGCCCTCTACCTCGGCGCCCTCACCGACACCGAGCTCCGCGCACGCCTCCAACCAGACCTCGCCACCGTCCTCGCCCTCGGCCCCCACTGGGCCGACCACGGACAACGGCGCTACGCCACCACCATCGAAGAGGACTAGCAATGACCGAGACACCCAGCCCCGTCCAATGGCCCGACCACGAATGGGCGGGTGACGACGACGGCCACAACTGCGCCAAGTGCGAACTCGGCAGCGTGTGGATGTGCGACCGGGTCGCGCACAACATCGGCTGCACGATCGCCGCCGAGAAGATCCTGTACGCGATCGAGCACATGGACGAGGCGCTCGCGCGCGACGACGCCGAGCTCGCCGAAGGGAGTGACGACTGATGCTCACCTATGACGAGGCCGCGCAGATGGCGTGGGACGCGTTCATGCTCACCCCCGAAGGCGAAGGCCTCCACGACACCGTCACCGAAACCCTCCACAAGCGCGGCATCCCCGACACCCACAAGAACCGGGTCGTCCTCACCGCCCGCATCATCCTCGCCGACAGGCGAACCAACCAGATCGTCTGGCCCGTCCTCGCGCAGCTCCTCCAAGAAGCCGAACAGGCCACCCATGCCCGCCCCTGACCACAACGACGTGACCCTAGGTGCCCGATACCATGGGGTCATGGGAACCGACTACCTCGACTACGCGGGCATCTCCGCCAAAACCGGTATCAGCGTCGGCACGCTCCGCCGCTACCTCGCCGAAGCCCGCGCCAACCGGGCCGCCGGCACCCCGACTGACTCCGACATGCCCGAACCCGACGAGATCTTCGGCCGCTCCCCGGCGTGGAAACCCAAGACAATCGACCGGTGGCTCAGGCGCCGCCCCGGCAAAG